ATAAGAAAGCTTTACCAGAGTATGCTGAATGGTTTCCAGAGAAAATATTCTTTGAAGAACTAAGAATTAAAAAGTATGAACCAGGCACAGAGGATCAGTTTCTCATTCATACAGATGTTCAAGATCATCAAAGTGCAAAGAGATATCTTGCCTTTCTAATCTATCTTAATGATGATTTTAAAGGAGGGGAAACCACGTTTCCTTACAATAAATTGACAATTAAGCCAGAAACTGGTAAAGTATTAGTGTTCCCACCAACATGGCAGTATCCTCACTCAGGAATGCCAGTCAAATCAGGCGAACCAAAATACATCATGAGTACATACCTTCATTATAATTAATGGAAACTATTGAAAATACTATCATTCAGAATCTAGTTACGAATGAGGACTATACTAGAAAAGTATTACCCTTTTTAAAACCAGATTACTTTGATAAGACACATGAAAAGATAATCTTTGATGAGTGTGCTAAATTTATTGTTGAATATGATAAGTGCCCTACAAAAGAAATACTTAGCATTGAGTGTGAGAAGAGAAAAGATATAAATGATGATACTTATAAAGAGATAGTAACTTATCTAAATGATATTGAACCTACTCCCACATCAGAAGATTGGCTTATAGATACTACAGAGAAGTGGTGTAAAGAAAGAGCAATCTATCTTGCACTGGTCGAGAGTATCTCTATTGCAGATGGTCATGACATCAAGAAAGGTGTTGATGCCATCCCTGCTATCCTATCAGATGCACTTGCTGTTGGGTTTGATAACCATGTTGGACATGATTACCTAGAAGACTACGAAGAAAGATATGACTCATATCACAAGAAGGAGGATAGAATCGAGTTTGACCTCGAATTTCTCAACAAGATTACGAAGGGCGGCCTTCCAAACAAAACACTCAATATTGCTCTCGCTGGCACTGGTGTTGGTAAGTCTTTGTTTATGTGTCATGTCGCAAGCAGTATGTTACTCCAAGGCAAGAACGTATTATACATCACGCTTGAGATGGCTGAGGAAAAGATTGCTGAAAGAATTGATGCTAATCTTTTAAACATACCCATACAACAGTTGACAGATATTCCTCGTCAGATGTTTGAGACCAAGGTTACTAAACTCTCAGAGAAGACTCAAGGTAACCTCATCATCAAAGAGTATCCCACTGCTGCTGCACACTCAGGACATTTTAAAGGTTTGTTGAATGAACTTGCACTTAAAAAGTCTTTCAAACCTGATATTATCTTCATTGATTACTTAAATATATGTGCATCATCACGCTATAGGGCTGGTTCTAATGTCAACTCATACTCCTACATCAAAGCAATCGCAGAAGAACTTAGAGGTCTCGCAGTTGAGGCCAACCTTCCCATCGTATCCGCAACTCAAACCACTCGTAGTGGGTATAGTAACAGTGACGTTGATATTACAGATACCTCTGAGTCATTCGGTCTTCCCGCTACTGCCGACCTTATGTTTGCTCTTATTTCTACGGAGGAATTAGAGGAAGTAAATCAAATCATGATCAAACAGTTGAAGAATAGATACAATGATATCAATATGAATAAGAGATTTGTTATTGGTATTGATCGTGCAAAGATGAAACTATTTGATTGTGACCAGAGTGCTCAGGATGGTATAGTTGACAGTGGACAGGATGAGGAGTATAATAATGATGAATCTAAAAAGATTAAAAACAAGTTCGCAACGTTGAAATTCTAATGACTATTGATTTTAAAAGGTACGAGACATTTGTAGATGCCGTAACCTCTGACGCTTCCAAAGACTTTGTTAATCTTGCTGACCGTATGGTTGAGTTGGACGGACAGGGTGCGAACATTGAAAGACTTTTGACTGCTGCGGTAGGTGTATCTGCTGAAGCGGGTGAGTTTACTGAGATTGTAAAGAAGATGGTTTTTCAAGGAAAGCCTTGGAATGGTGCAAACAAACATCACCTTATTACAGAATTGGGAGATGTCATGTGGTATGTAGCACAAGCATGTATGGCACTGGACGTATCGTTTGACGAGGTAATTGAAACGAATGTCAAAAAACTAGAGAAGAGATATCCTGGCGGTAGTTTTGATGTTCATTATTCTGAGAACAGACAGGAGGGAGACCTCTAAATAGTATCAAAAACTCATGGCTAGAACTGCTGACGAAGTATTAGAACTTAATCAGATCTTACAGGAAATTAATATTCCTGATAGAGATGTAGAAGTAAAAGGTGCAACTTCTAGGTCAGTTACTTATATCGTGAAGTCTGATGACAGAGATAAAACTAAATCAGACGTAGAAGGACTTCTATCAAGACTAGGCAGAGTTTATAACGAACAGAAATCTGTTAGTTCCGTTCCTGTATCCTGTGTAAGGATGGGTGACGGAACTATTTTAACGTTTATATACAAACCCAGAAAGGGTGGTATGTCAATGACAACGTTGAACTCTTCTATGACAGAACTGTTTCCATGTATTGCTTTTATGAACGGTATCAATCCTAACCTATCAGTTAGAGATTTTTATCAAGCAATTAGAGAGGCTAATAATTCTAGTGCTGCATACTATCTAACATCACAGGATGCAGTTGCTGGAAAGAAATTTATAGATCAGGCAGAGAACGGATCATTCCAAACAAAAGTAACGAACGCAAAGAATATAACAAAGTGGTTGAGATCTCATAATGCAAAACATCCTATTGCACAATGTTACTGGGGATACAGAGCAAAACCAAGTGGTGTAGATGGAAGTCATCCTGGCGATATCTTTATCCAGTATAGAAATGGTGGTATGTTAGGTATCAGTCTAAAGGCTGGAACTGCAAAGTCTGCTGAACCTAAGTTGAACACATATGTGAAACCAATATTTGATTTCTTTGGTGAACAGAGTGCTTACAATGCAATCAAAGATAAACTATGGCCAAACTATGAATCTATAGAAGGTATCGAAGCATCTGATAAAGCCTTCTGGGGAACATCAAGATTGGCACTAAAGACTTTTGAATTTGAACAACAGAATGAGGCTGAGTATAATAGATTATATGATTCTAATTTGAGTATTGTTAGACAGGAGTTGATCAATCTTTTCAATGGTAATTTTGTTATGGCAAAAAAATATATCACTCAAAAGATTGCATACTCAGGATTCAGAACTCCAGCAATAACGGTAAAGGCTACAGAAACTGATGCGAGTTTGGATAATACTAATGAAAAATTGTCTGCTGCCTTGACGGCAGTAACAAGTGTGAGGGCTCAGGCGGGTAGTGGTAAACAAGATTTTAATATTGTATTGAGTGATGGTTCAGTCATGTCAATGGCTTTCACAACTAGGACTAATAAGGTAGGTGCAATGCACAAGATGGGACAGTTCCAGAACCTTGCTGTCAAATTTAACAAAATTTCTTAATGGAATAAATAAAACTGTACTCGTCTATTGAATTTTGTGAAATCGTTCGGTCAATTTTTAACAGAAGCTGTAAAGACTGCTGCATCCACTGAGGCTAAACTCAAGGGATTGAAGGGCGACGGTCATGGAGGATGGTATGATCCTAAAGGGAATTTTGTTGCAAAGACTGTAAACGGTAAACTTCAATACACAGGAGGAAGAGGTGCGGCGGAGACCGACGATCCAAAATCTACTAAGGTTGCCACACCAGAGAAACCCACTGCTCAGAAGAAAGCACCTGCTCCAGTTGCATCCGCTCCAAAACCAAAACCAAAGGAAGATCCTTCTTCTACCGCAACCAAATCACCTGAGCCTGGCGAATCGGATCAGCAGACAGCAGAGGTGATGGGAAATCCTGCTAGCGAGGGTGCAGTAGTTGTATTTGGTAGATTCAATCCACCAACAGTAGGACACGAAAAGTTATTACAAAAAGCAAAATCAGAAGCAAGCAGACTAGGATTTGACTTGAAGGTATATCCAAGTCGTAGTGTAGATTCTAAGAAGAATCCTCTACAGCCTGGTGCGAAAATAGAATATATGAGGAAGATGTTCCCTGATTATGAAGAGGATATCAAAGATGATCCTAATGCAAGAACTATATTTGATGTTCTTACAGGTGCCTTCAATCTAGGATACAAAGCAATAACAATAGTTGTAGGACAAGATAGACTCTCAGAATTCCAGAGTCTTGCACAGAAATATAATGGTGACCTGTATGATTTTGAGGATCTCCAAGTCATATCTGCTGGTGCAAGAGATCCAGACTCAGATGGTGTAGAGGGTATGTCTGCATCTAAGATGAGAGATGCAGTAGCAAAGGATGACTTCAAAGGATTTGCAAAAGGTATTCCCAACCTAGGTAATATGGAGAAGAAGAATCTCTTCAACCTTATTCAAAAATCTATGGGAGCCACTGATGATCAACTTAGAGGATCATTATCTTCTGAGACATGGCAGTATGCACCTAAGTTAGATCCATTTGGATTAAGAATAACATACCTTAAAGAGGAAATATTCAGAGTGGGATCTCTAGTAGAGAACATAAACACTGGAGTTAGAGGTAGAATTACAAGGAGATGTGCCAATCACGTTATAGTACAGACTCCAGAACATACTATGTTCAAGGCATGGTTGAGAGATTTATCAGAGGCATATGATGTAGGAACAGATGAGTATAGACAATACATGCAGAGAATGACACCAGGCCAAGGTGATAAGAAGTGGAATAATGATCCTATTATCAAACCAATTACTACTGGTTCTTATCATGATGGTAAGAAAGTAAAGAATCCTAATGACCCTTCTAGCGGACCTGGCGTAAAATATAATGATACATCTATACCTTACAAAGTTGGAAAGGGATAAATAAGGATAGATCAAGGCCTATCTAATTTTTTTACTATCATGACTGACGATTTAAAACTGGTTAATGCTTATAAATCAATGTATGAACATCATCAGAAAGATACTGATGGTAAAGTCATCGAGCATGATGATAAGGAACAGACTGATGAGGCTGTAGTTACTGGTTCTTTACTGGCAGCAAAGGCCGCCATGGGTGCCATTAAGGGTGCTAAAGTAATGGGTGGACTTTCTAAGGCTGCAAACATTGCTGGTAAGGTTGGTGCTGTTGCTGATGGTGTCGGAAAAGTTAAAGATACTGCTGATAAACTTAGAGGGAAAGGTCAACTTAACAACAGTGAATCTGTTGAATTGCATGATATGGATGGTAATTTAACTCATGAGATTACTGATGTTGTTACTCCAAAACCATTAGGTAATCCAGATGAGAACTTGGCCAATAGACTCTGGGATCAGGTTGCAGCAAACCTTACTACTCTTGGAGAGATGTCTGGCACAAGGTATCAAGTAACTCCTTTAGAGGAAGGAAAGAAAAAGAAAAAGAAATTAGATCCAGTTGGAAAAGAAGATGCTGATGTTGATAATGATGGTGATGTAGATAAGTCTGATTCATACCTTAAGAATCGTCGTGACGCAATCGGAAAGGCAATGAAGAAGGAAGAAGTGGAGATTGAAGAACAGGAGTGTTGGGATACTCATAAGAAAGTCGGAATGAAGAAGAAAGGAAACAAGATGGTGAATGATTGCCGTCCTAAGAACGAGAGTTTCAATGTCAAGAGTCCAGTTGTATTCTCAAAAGAAGAAGAGGTAGTAGAAGAAACTATGTCGGAAGAAACTGTAGAGAAACACGCAAGTTCTATTCTTAAAGCACACAAGTCCATCCAGAAGTAGGATACACATGAAAAGCTTTGAACAATTTGAATATGAACAGTCTCCAATAACTGAGATTGTTGGAGTGGATGTCTCAAAACGTTTTGATAAAACCAAAACTACAGCTTCTGTTAAGTCCACCACTACAGGAGCTAGATCTCCTGTAACTAAAGGTGCTCAGGCTCCTAGTATTCCTACAAGGGCTGGAAGATTAAACGATGGAACTAAGAAAAGAGGGATACAGGCGACATTAGATAGGAATAAGGAAAGAGCAGGTAAGTACGCATCATCCGAAAGAGGACAAAGACAACTTTCCGCAGTAGGCGGAGCTGCAAATGCTTTTAGAAAATACCAACCAGATAAGGAGGATGCAACCACTGGAACTGGACTTGGAACTAATATGAGAGCCCTGGCTGGTAGAGCTCAAGCTACCGTGGGTGGTGGTATCTCTGCTTTCAAATCTAAAAAGAAAGAACAAGACACAAAAGGATTACCAAAAAGTAAAGTTACAGGTTCTGATTCAGATAAAGTTACTACTGGTAGTACTGGAGCTGGTAGTTTAATTGGTAAAGGACTTAAGTATGTTGGCAACAAGATTGTTGGTAGGGAAAAACCCCAAGAAGTAAAAACTTCTGGTGGCAGAACTATCACAGGTGATGCTGAAAAGTATAGACCAGGCCAGGAAAGAAGAGCAGCTGCAAGAAAAACAGCAGAGGATAAGTATAGAGAATCTAGAAAGGTAAGGAAGCAAACCAATCAGGACTCATCCAAGACTCCCACACAGAGTATAGACTCTGCGGCGAAGAGGAAGTCTGGTAAAGATCCCGAAGTTGAAAAACAAATTAAAGTAGCAAAGAAAGACACCTCTGCTAAGAAACAAGTAGAGAAAGACTCTGGAAAGAAAATTGGAAACATTGTAAGATCACCAGGCGGAAAACTTACTACAACAGGTGGAGAAGGTGGGAAGACCAATTCTCCTATAGTGAAGGGTGCAGTCAAAGCTGCTATCAATCAGAATGAGAAGAACAAAAAGTCCGAAGCAGGCGCTGATAGACTCATAGCCGCCATGAGAGCACAGGGAAAGAAAGATGATGCGAGTGGAGATAAGGCAATCACTGTTAAGGCAACATCAGTTCCGAAGAAAGCTGGTAGACCAAAAGGATCTACTAGTGGTAAGAGAGGTAGAAGTGCAACTAAAGCAAGTAGGGGAGAGCAAGTAAGAAACAAAGCAGACGAAATCATTAAAGGATTGAGAGATGAAAAGGCAAAATCCATCAAAGAGGCAAGTAACTTCATCAAAGCAGAACAACAACTAAAGGATATGGGTAAGAAAAAAATGAGAACCTATGCTCAGATGCAGAAGGATAAAGCAAAAGCAATAGCACTGAAAAAAATGGGAGTCAATGAGTCATACTCTCACTGGCGTGAAGAATTTATCTGGGAAACTGATAAAAAGTATCCAGATAAGACCAAAGAGATTAAACCCATGAGTGGTAAAAATACAATCATCGTCAACCCAGAGGATGAATCCGCTAAATATAAGAGAGGTTACTAAGGAATCATGTTAACTAACATAAAAGGAGCTCAAGCTGCATGTGGCACAGACGCTGCAGGCGCTTCTACATTCGGCAGTGCGACAGTGGTACGTCTCTGCAATAATGGTGGCACTGCAAGATTGATAAGTGTTATCGATTCTGTTGGAGGATCTACAACTATTGGAACCTTCACAATGCCAGGAAATACTGTTGAGTTTTTAGAGAAAAAATCAACCGAAGCAATCTTCGCAGCAGACGCTAGTGTCTTGGGTTCAGCAGCTGGATACACAATCGGATAGTTAGTAAGTCCACACATAACTAGTGGTTTATACCTAGTATGTTATTATAAATAATAGCGTACTGGAGTTGAAACTATCATGTCCCACTACACCCTTGGTTGGCACGACAAAGAGAATTTTGAGCACCATATCTGCGAATACGCAGAGACCTCATTTGACGCACAAGAACAAGCGAAGAAGGATGTTCCCTATCTACAGGAACATCCTTTTTCTTTGTATGAAATTCTGAGAGAAGACGTATGAAACATCTACCGATAACATCCACTGTAATCATATTAGGAACAATTGCAGTCGCGATTATTTACTTACCACAAATTGCCTACGCATTATGAAACAATTTAATACAATCGTATTAAGCATGACCATAGGAATCCTCGACTTCCTTTACCGTAACAGACCTTTTCAAAGGTTCTGGGTATTGGAAGTCATTGCGAGAGCACCCTACTTTGCATTTATCAGTGTGTTACATTTCAGAGAATCGCTTGGACTTAGAGGAGAGGATCATATATACTTGATGAAAGAACACTTCTATCAGGCTCTCAATGAAACAGAACACTTGGAAGAGATGGAACGTAGGGAAGGAAATAAATATTGGATCGACCGTTTCTGTGCCAAGCATCTTGTTTTGGTTTATTATTGGATCATGGTTGGGTATTATCTCATTGATCCTGTGGACGCTTACGACATAAACATGAAAATCGAAAAGCACGCATTTGAAACCTACACAAAATATTTAAGTGTGCATCCAGAAGATACCAAGATACAAGAGATTGCCCAAGACGAATTACAACATGCTAAAGAATTGCAACATGCAATGTCTATGGTAATGTAGTATTATAAATTATAGTAATACTACACATACACAAATGTTATCTACCGCTTATCGCCTTCGTCTAGAAGGCATATGTAAATCTATTGCAGCAGGCACAGAAGTAAGTATAGACGATATGATATGGGCACAGAAACTGGCAAAAGCAAATACGTCCGCAAGAGGTATGCTGAGTACAGCAAGACGTATGAATACGAATCCAGACGATTCTTTTCTTAACGGTTTGAATTTAGGAGACCCCGATTCAAACAATCACCGTAGGGGTTTCTTTAATCCAGAGGAAGTGGTAGACTGGTTTCATCAAGAACGTTCAGATGATTGGAGACAAAGAGATTGAGTAGTAAGATGATGTTCTTGGTTGATGCTGGGGATGGTAGATGTATCAGTCACGATGGTTACATCCAACTCGGTAGTTTCTCCCATACTGTAGAAAAACATCTAGAGTTAAATCCAGATCAAGAATGGCAAGTTACCTATTGGATGCCTGATCCATTCTGTATCAGATACCCACGACCAAACTATCAACATACTATGAAGGCAAACGAAGGTTCTCCTAAGACTGACAACGCAACTGACAATAGACCTAGAGACTTTCCCGACCAAGCAACAACTAGATTAGAGAGAACATTATGATAGTCTGGAGTATTATATGGATGATTTTTATACTGGTGGTTGCAATTTCTGTTTTAATATACTATATTATAAGATATGACCATTTTTTTCCGAATGATTTTGCTCACTCTCATGACAGCCATGCCAGTCATGGCAAGTCCGATGGTGGGGGATGACATATACGACCAACTTTATGAAGCGTTTGAAGAAGCAAGAAATGAAAGACGGAAACGATGGAGAACTTCCCCAGAAGACTCCATAAATAAAGCACTGATGGAGTATTACTATGGGAGCAATGACCCCACCGTCACGAAAGAGTTGTTACAACTTCCGAGTGACTAAAATTAACAGAGTAGTTGACGGAGATACTATTGATGTTAGTATTGACCTTGGATTTGATCTGACGAAGAAAGAGAGAGTTCGGGTTGCTGGTATCGACACACCTGAGAAGAGAACTAGAGACTTAGAGGAGAAAGCTCTTGGAATTGATGCGACGAATTGGCTCAAAGAGAAACTCCAGAAGGCGGTGGCTGGTGACGATGATCTTGTTATCCGCACTGAACTTGTTGGCGGTGTTGGCAAATATGGCCGTCTTCTTGGGTGGTTATACATTGGGGACGAGTCAGTGTCAATCAACGAAGAAATGATTGGTGAGGGTTATGCTTGGCCATATGATGGTGGTAAAAAACAAAAAGACTTTGAGGAACTACGAGTTCTTCGTAGATCTAGAGGTACACTAAACGAAGGTTAAAATGAAAAATTTACCAATACCATTACTTACATTCTTAGCAGTTCAAATATGCACTGCTGTATGGTGGGGATCTCAGATAGATCACAAGGTAAGACTTGTAGAAGAGAATCGTAGATTTATCGACTCTGTTATTATTCCTTCATATAAGATTAATACCAACTGGAATAACCCACACTTTGAAACATGGGTAAAATCAGGAGGTTGGAAAAATAAGTAAATGAAAGTAGCCATAGTCGGTGCTGGTACAGCGGGTCTGTATTGTGCCGTATCTCTTTTGGAATCACTGCCCAAGTTTGCCAAGGTAGATTTAGTATACAGTAATGTTATAAGTCCTATTGACATTGGTGAATCTACTTTACCGATCTTTCCTCGTTCCTTGGGAATTGGTATTGATTATGTACACCATCTCGATTCACAAGAATTGGATTCCACTACTAAGTATGGCATTCAGTTTAAGAATTGGAATGGCAATAAGTTCTTGCCATTTGTCTCAGGCGAGTATGGCATACAGTTTGATACTACTAAGTTTCCTGAGTTTGTATTACCCAGACTCAATAAAATGTATCCAAACTTCTCTGAGAAAGTTAGAACTGTAAAAGAAATAAAGTCTTTGGGTAGAAAGGTATCTTTGGATGGCGAAGAGTATGACTTTGTAGTTGATTGTAGAGGATATCCAGAGGATTATTCTGATTATATTATTAGTGATAACGTTTACCTAGACTCAGCTATTGCGGTAAGATCATATACACCAGGCGATTGGGAATACACTTATCATATTGCTCATAAACATGGGTGGATGTTTGGATTACCTTTACAGAATAGAACTGCTTGGGGATACTTATACAATTCTAAAATAACATCTCAGTTAGAAGCTCAGGATGATGTATCAAAGATACTAAAAGAGTATCAGATTGAGTTTCATAGTAGAGATTGCAGAGAGTTCTCCTTTAAGAACTACTATGCTAAGAGTATAGTCAATGAAGATGGTAATATATTTCTCAATGGTAATCG